AAACCACTGCAAAGGGAACAAAATCAGCCGGTGGAAATACCACTGATATGGAAATCAGAGCTATTGGGGAAATCAGGAACGTAAACGAGAACGGAATTATTGATGGATATTTGACTAAATTTTCTAGCATTGACTCATATAATTCCACTTTTCTACCAGGCTCTTTCAAGAAAACATTTGAGGAACGAGGTTCAACCGGAAAGATAAAATTGATGTGGAACCATGACCACCTCATCGGGCACGTCACAGAATGCCGAGAAGATAATTACGGTCCTTTCATTTCGGGGCAACTGAATCTTGAAACGAACGCAGGGCGTGAGGCGTATGCTCATTTAAAGGCCGGTGATGTGGATGCTATGTCTTTTGGTTTCAATGTTGTTCAGGATGAAGTCAAAGACGGAATCAGGATGATATCCGAAGTGAGGTGTCTGGAAGCCAGTCCGGTGATCTTCCCGGCCAATGAAGCGGCCAAGATTGTTGGTGTAAGGGCCGATAAATTCAAAGATACCCTGAAGGACCAGGATCTTTACCAGGGCGGAGACCGGTTGATGAACTCCCTTTATACCACCCTTTCAGACGTTTGGTGGACAGACTCACCGCCGAAAGTCTCCAAGATCACTGCCGCTGTGAATGACTTTGCAGCGGAGTATTCAAAATGGGCTACGGCGTATCTGGCGCAATGGGATGAAATGGGAATCCCGACTGAAAATCTTATGGTCCGCAATTTGTACGATCACAGCAAGGGCAACCTTGAATCCGTTGCTCAAGAAACAAGCCTAACCATATCAGAACTGAGGGCCATGTCCGAAGGGCATACCCTGCCGATTGACAAACGATATAAGCTGGCCGAGCTGCCGGAAGAGATCCAGACAGCCCACCAGGACGAAAGGAACAGAGCCGTGAAAGCACTATGTGATGAGTTGAAACAAGGCGGTTTCGATGCGGAAGAAATGACACAAATCAGATCCCTATTCGAAAACAACGATACGGATTACTCTGAAACGCTGTCATCCTTCCGCGATTTACGCAAACAATTAACCTGGAAGGAGAAATAATCATGAGCGACAACGAACAGTTGAAAACATTGAATGAGGAGGTCCATAAGACTTTTGAGAGCCTGAAAGAGCATAATGACAAGGCGATTCTTGAGTCTGAGGCCCGTGGCGGGGAAGCAACCGTTGAAACACGTGCCCAGGTGGACAAGGCCAATGATGAGATTACCGAACTCAGAAAGGCCATGACCGATCTTGAAAAGAAAATGAACCGACCGAAGATGGACCAGAACGGAAAAGAAATTGATGAAGAAACCGAGCTTCGAGAATCAGCTTTCGTCAAATATCTTCGATACGGCGCCGGGGAAACCGGGCGAAAACTAATGTCTCCCGAAGAAGTACGGGCATTAGGTGGAACATCTGACGCCGATGGTGGGTTACTGATTCCCCCGAGTTTCGAGAGTGGAATCATCACCGAAGCGTATGACCTGGCGGCGTTAAGACCAATTTGTCAGGTAGGGAGTACCGGTCGGGATGTAGTTGTGCTGGGTGCGCTCAGTAAACCGACCATGGCATGGGGCAGGCAGTCCATCGCGGTATCACAGCAGGACCTTGATACCGGCGGGGAACGAATCACGATTTATGACTGTCGTGCATTGACCCTGATTTCCAATAACACCCTGGACGATTCCGATGCGAATATCATCGGTGAAATAACCGGGATGTTTAGCCTGGCCGTTGCCGAGGCCGAGGATGATGCTTTTGCCGTGGGCGCCGGGGACGATTCACCCCAGGGTGTTGCAGCCGATAGCCGAGTGCAGGCGCTTTACGTCGCTTCTGGGATCTCGGACGCTTTGAGTGATGGAACACATAACGGCGTGGATGCTCTCATTGATTGCTTCTATACCCCAAAATCCGTTTACCGAAAAAATGGCAAGTGGGCGTTCAACAGCACCACCGAAGCCGTTATTCGTAAACTGAAAAATGGTGATGGTGATTACCTCTGGGAACCGGGCGTGCAGCCTGGCGCACCGGCGATGCTGCTTGGAAAGCCGATTGTCAACCCCGAAGGCATGGCGGATATTGCCGCGAATTCGTATTCGATTGTCTTTGGTGACTTTATGGCGGGATACAAGATCCGCGATCGTGCCGGACTGACCGTACAGAGATTAGTTGAGCGTTATGCCGAGTACGATCAGACTGGGTTCCTGATCAAAAAGCGTGTTGGTGGTCAAGTTACTTTGGCCGAGGCGTTCTGTCCGATTAAGACCGCCGTATCGTAAACTCTAGGCTGAAGGAGAAACATCATGAACAAAAAAAGATGGATCAGCTTAGTGGCCGGACTCGCAGTGCTTGTTGCTGTGGGCTGGGTGACTGCGGCTGAATATAATAGTCCATGGGTGAAAACCCTGGCATTGTATCTGAATAATGTGCTTGTGACTTCCACGGCGGAGGAGCTAAACATCCTTGACACCGTAACGGCAACGGCTGCGGAGTTGAATATCCTTGACACCGCAACAGTCACCGCCGCTGAGTTAAATCTTCTGGATGATGCAACGGTTGTTGTCCAGAGCATAAGGGTCAGAACTACTGTGTCTGAGTTAAATGCAGATGCCATTATTCTCCCGGCGGTTGCTGGTAAGGGTTATCGGCTGATTTCCTTCAACCTGATTCCTTACGGCGGGGGCACTTGCTCCGCTCTGACAAGCCTTGAGCTTGAGGGATTCCAGACAAGCGGTGTTGATCTTGTGTCGTTGGCGCAAGCCAGCATGACCCAAAGCAACCCCATGATTGTGGGGGCGGCAGGGGTTACCATTTTGGCGGATGGTGCAACATACGCCGTCAACGATGATAACAAGGCGCTCACGGCCACGGTAACGGGTACTGACGCGGCAACTTGTACGGGTGTCGATTTCATTCTGACATACACCCTGGAATAATAAATCAATCTTTGTGGGGTAGGGTCATTCCTGAAAGGCCGTCTCTCCCGTCGGCTTCCCCACAAATTTACGGGAGAATAAGGAGATTGGATCATGAAAAATGACTTCGATACAAATTGGACAACCGCAGTAGGACTTGCTCCTGTTTCGGTATCTGTCGGAACGGATGCCGGCGCAAGTGTTGATCAGGCGGACGGACCGTGTATGGCATTCATTATCAACAATGGAGCATTCGCTTCAGGCGCAACGATCACTTCAAAAATTCAGTATTCCAGTGATGACAGCACTTGGTCGGATGATGATGCGAGTTCTGGGAATGATGCTGCCGTTAAGGATACTGCCACAGGTATTACCGTTCTGAATTGTCCGAACCCGTTGGCGAGATATGTTCGGGCGTACATTACGGTTACGACTGATGCCGTGGTGTGCGGTGTGATCAACGTAGTGGGGCCGAAAAAGCACGTAGCTGTGTAAAAGTTGGTTTGGCGGGATGATACGGGTCGGGTGCCACCTCCGCCTGATCCGTATCATTTAACAACGGGAGGATGTTATGAAACTGAGAATGTTGAAAACCACAAAAGGTAGCGAGGACGGTGTGACCATTAAGACGTTCCTTGAGGGGGGCGTTTACGACATCGAACCGGATCTTGCGAACGTGTTTCAGAACCAGATGTTCGTTGCGGAACCTGAAATTAAACCTGTAATTGAAACACCGGAAGATAATATGCAATTTGAGAAACCGAAAGTTAGTTACAAAACAGTGACCCTGAAAGATAAACCGAAGAAATGGATCGGGTTACAGATTCGGCCATTAGGTGGGAATGGGGTCTTGACAGTGACGGGGATTGGAAAAGGTGGTGCGGTAATATTGGGGAACGGGAAAGAGATTCATTATTCCGCGATCCGAAAGGGTTGGGTTATTCACTAATGTCAATCGAACTCGTATCATACGCCGACCTGAAAAGCCTGCTTGATTTAGGGGATGCGGCAATCACGGATTACCCGGCATTGGATGTATTGAGGGATTCGGTTACATCCGCATTTGAGGCGTACACGGGCAGGCTATTGGAACCGATAGCACGCACTAAAAGCATTTACGTGGGTCAACAGTCCACGTCCATGATCCGGCTTGATGCTATCCCTATTTCAAGCGTTGCATCCCTTACCGTGACGATTGCAGGGGATGCTGAAACGTACACCGAGAATGATGATTACGAGATAGCTGAGTATGGGTTAAGGCTTTATTCCGGCGTCAAGAATGCGGTTGTCGCCGTAACGTATACCGGCGGAATGTCCGCCGTGCCGGATACCATGAACCGGGCGGCATTGTTGCAAATCGCTTATGAATTTCAGAGCAAAGACCAGATTGGCGCCGAAAGCGTATCAACCGAGGGTGGGGCCGTTCAACGTCCAGCGCTCGGATTGCTGAAGGAAGTTAAGCGGCTTCTAAATCCAAGTTTTCATCCTTTGAGGTGGTAATGGAAGTCACGACCGTAAATCTTAAAGAGGTCCAGGACTATCTAAAGGGTATGCCGGAGCGTACTTTTGCGGATGCCAAGCCGTTATTTCAAAAGGCTGTCATTGATGCTGCTAACACCGTCAAGAAATTTACAAAGTTGAAAACCAGAACGGGCGCGTTGAAACGATCCATCCAACAATCCGTAACCGGAACAAGTTTAAGCAACTTGAAAGCGTCTGTATTCTCGGCCCAGGGCACCGGTGCCAAAGAAGTCAAGTATGCACCCATCCAAGAATATGGTGGAACGGTTACGGCAAAGAATGCTTACAAGGGTGTGCCTGGTGGCCCTTATCTGAACATTCCGATTGCGGATAATCTTACCCCTGCGGGTGTTATGAGGATGTCGGCCCGGGAAGTATTTCTAAGCGGTGAAGGGTCAATCAGGAAAGCAAGATCAGGCAAGTGGCTTGTTTTTAAAGGCGATAAGCTCATGTTCGTGCTTCTTAAAAGCGTTACGCTAAAGCCGAGACTCGGTATGGTCGATGCTGCCGAGGCGGAAATACCCACCTTATTGGCCGGACTTGCTGGAATAATCGGGAGTGATAACTAATGACAACCCCAGCGGCAACAAGCATTTTAACCGAGATCGGGACACGGCTTGCCAACATTACCCAGGCAAACGGATATCATAACACGGTCAAGAAAGTATCCAGAGCCAAACTGACACCGTTCAAGGGCCACGACTTACCTGCGGTCAATTATTGGTCAACCGGGATATCGAATGAGCGAACAGTTTACGATGATGATAACCGGGAGCTTTCGGTTTACATCGAGATCCACGACCTTACCAGGGACAAGCCTTTTGTGGACGTGGCAAATTTATTGGCATCGGATGTCGTGACAGCGATTGCAAGGGCGGATTCGGCGCCTAAAGTATCCGATTCGGCAGATTACGACCTGACAGAGAGCGTGTCTGATATGGTTTTGGGGAGTATAAATTATGAGATTGGAGAAGGGCAAGCCCCTTGGTGTGGCGCTTTAATTGAATTGATTGTGAAGTACCAGTGTGCTCCGTTCGTGATGGATTCATATTCAGCATAAACCCATATTGGGAGATGTGGGAAAAACTTAATACGGGAGAAAGGAAAACGATGACAAAAAATATCGCTTTCATATCACAACCGGGGCTAGAGAATTTCATGATCCCCGTGGCAAACGGTCTGGAAAAAAGGGGCTATCATACCCGCATTGTAGCAAGCGGGGATGATCGGGAGATTGTCAATGCAATCATGGCGAGTGAAATTATCTGGATCGAGTGGGGCAATGAGCTTGCAATGCACCTCACCACGGATGCCGGGATACTTAATCAAAGAACCGTCATTCTGAGAATACATTCATACGAAGCGTTTCTGCCATACATTAAATACATCAACTATGAACGGATTGACCACCTGATATTTGTGGCGGATCACATCAAAGATATTGTGCTGAATCAAGTCCCGAAGATTACGAAGATGGTGGAAAATATCCATGTTATTCCGAACGGGGTGGATCTGGACGTGATACCATTTGTGGAAAAAGAAAAAGGTTATGACCTGGCCTATGTCGGTTATCTGAATTTCAAGAAGGGGCCGATGTTGTTGCTTCAGGCAATCGCCGCACTTGTTCGTAAGGACAGTCGTTACATCCTCCACATCGCTGGGCAATTCCAAGAGCCTAGATATGAACTTTATTTCAAACAGTTCATATCTGAAAACATGCTGACAAAGAATGTAATATTTGAGGGGTGGGTGGAGGATATCCCGGCATGGTTGCAGGATAAACAGTATATCGTTTCATCCTCAGTACTTGAGTCCCAGGGAATGGGGATCATGGAAGCAATGGCGGCAGGCTGCAAGCCTTTAGTCCATAACTTTGTAGGGGCTGAAAATGTTTATTTGAACGAACATCTTTGGTCAACGGTTGATGATTTTGTGAATATGGTTGTAGATGATGATATTAATTCCGTTAGATGTCGCCAATTTATTGATGCTCATTATTCCATCGGTAAGGAGCTCGACAGCTTGGAAGTCATAATAGAATCATGTGACAGCAAAGAACAAATCCATACGGATACAGCCGATCTTGACGATGTGGAACCTGCTACTCTGACAATCGCCATGATCGTGAAAGACGAAGAAAAGAACCTTGCGAGATGTCTTGATTCAGTCAAAGATTTTGCGGATGAGATTGTTATTGTGGATACCGGGTCCACAGATAAGACCGTTGACATCGCAAGGAAGTACACAATGGATATCCACCACCACCCGTGGGAAAACTTCTCGGTCGGGCGTAATCAGTCCATCGGATACGCTACAAAGGATTGGATCTTCACAATAGATGCCGATGAAAAGTTTGTGGGAGACGGGGAAACCCTCAAGAAAGCGCTCACAGCGGTTTCGCCGAATTGTTCAGCCATGTGTATGGCTATGGATGATATTCACGCCGATGGCAACGTTGACGTGCATAGCCTCCCCGTGAGGATATTCAAGAATGGCAAAGTGCATTATGAAGGGTCGGTTCACAATGAAGCTGTGTTCGACAAGCGTAAACTGGCATTCTTTAAAGACGGTAAAATGAACCATTATGGATACCACGGAGATGAAGAGTTAAAGAAAAAAAAATCAAAGAGAACAATCGGATTGCTTGAAGCGGAGCTTATTGACAACCCGGCACGGACGAAAGTCCTATTCTATTTGTTTCAATCTTATTGTGATATCGGCAATTTAAAGAAAGGATTAGATTTTGGGGAGCAATATCTTTCCAAGCGGGATGAATCCAACGATTTCAATGAGTCCATCTATTTCAGCATGATCAGTGCATACCTGGCTCAAGGAGATATTGGTAGGGCAAAGCAGATTCTTGATGAAGGGCTGATGGTCATCCCCAACGACATCGACCTTGCCACAGCAATGGTGGAGCTTGGGGTTGCCATGAACGACGGGGCTGCGGTTATTGCCGGGGCGAATAAGTACGACTTGGCTTACAATTATCTTTTAATCGCGCCGGAAAGTACCGGAACAAGATTCACATATTCATTTAAGCCGGAGTCACGGGCGTACATTCAGCACCGGGCAGCAATGTGTCATTTTGAAAATGGCATTAAACATATTAAGAATATGCGGGAAGTTACCGCAGAGCTTGACAAGAAAACAGCAAAGGCGGTTCGTGGGGAACTACAAAACAATCTCACGGCATTGGGTTTAACAATCGAGAATAAGGAGATTAAAAATGGCAACTAGCTCAAAAGGAAAAATTTCGATAGAGACTGGCCGGACGCTGACAAGTGCAACGGCCATGACAGATTCAGGCGGGCATCAAATCTTTTACCGTGGCACAGTATGGTCTGATTACGATGGGGCTGAAGCGTCTGTGCGTCCCGATGGTATGGTGACGGGTCGAAGCGTTCTGTCCGTTCATGCAAGCGCTGACACCGTGACGGTCGCTGGATTTACAGCCTATACCAAAGGCACATTGACCACAGTATCGGCCACCACATCTACGTTTACGCGTGGCACAAGTGCAGGCGTGTCAAAAGTCATATCCGTTTATATGGGTTCTGATGGAGCTATCGCGGTTGAGCCTGGTACAGAAGGAACGGGTGCTACATTCAGTGATACCAGAGCGGCAGCGGGTGGTCCTCCGTTGATTCCGGTTGGCGGGATCGAAATAGGCCAGATTAGAGTAACTTCAAAAACTGCGGCGGTTCTCGTTGCATCTCAGATATTTCAGGTCATCGGAACTCACGTGGAACGCTTTGATTCCCCCGACTGGACCGAAGAACCACTGGGCAAGGGATATCTTGCGGACACAACTTACGAAAAGAATGCTCATATTAAGTTGTCCTCTGCGTTACCCGCGATCCATACCGGGTCGACTTACAAACACGTGTATATTCAGTATTACACTCCGTTGTTTGCTGAACTTTCAAAGACTATGGACTTTGTACCGGCGGAGAATAGCCACAGCGTTTCTTCAACGGAATACTATAACGGGACTATTGCTTCAAAGTCTTCGAGCATCGGGCAGTCTTCATTTACGGCGCTCATGGATAACAACATCAATGACACCCTAATGAGCCAACAGGACAAGGTTATTACGACTAAGTTTTGGCCTAACCGCAACAAAGCACCGTATATCTTGACCCAGGGCACTTTGGGATTGGTAAGGTCTTTTCCGGTTGCGGATCAGAACCAGGCGTCTTGTACCGTGTCCGCTGAAACCGGAAGCGTATCCTTTGAATCGTAAATCGTAGCCATAACAATGGGAGATAAATAATGGCGTTTGATATTGAAAAGTTTGAAACAGCAACCCTCGCCCACCGGGTATCTTCGATAAAGGTTCCCGCCATGAAAGAGTTTTTTGATGGCACGCCTGAATGGGAGATAAGGGGATTATCCGGTGAAGAGGTTGCAAAGGTTAATGAAGCGGTGAAACTGAACGCGAATCTCGCTGGGTTGATTGAGGGGTTTGCAAGCGGTGAGACAGGCGAAAAGATCACGGCTATAAAGGAATCTCTCGGCATTACCGAAGAGGTTCCTCATGAAACGGTGAGACGGATTGCATTATTGAAAGCCGGGTCCGTTAATCCAGAATGTTCCCAATCCGTGTGTGTGAAAGTTGCCGAAGGCTTCCCGGTACAGTTCTACGAGATTACGACCAAGATTCTTGAGCTTACCGGGATGGGTTCCACCGTGGGGGAACAGAACGCCTCTGGGCAGATGAAAGAGTCAGAATAGCTCTGGCGCTTTGTTACGGGGGCGGGATGGGATCGAGTAGGTTTTTGTTTGAAGTGTTACCGGATTTATTCCCATACGGGATGATAAGCCAGATTGAGATAAGTTTGTGGGCTAAATTCTTGGATGAGCAAAAATAAATGGCTGATGTAAAGAAGACAATCGAGATTTTATTTTTGGGTACGGATGACCTATCAGGAACCCTTGACGGGATATCTGGCAAGCTAAATGACTTCTCGGGCGGGATACAGGATATCACGGCCCCTCTCGCGGGGGTCGCTGAAAAGTTTGAGATTATGGGAGCGGGGATTGTAGCAGCCATTGGTGTTGGTGCTGGTGCTGCTATTGCTGCGACTAGCAAGTTCGATGAAGCATTTTCCGAAATTACAACTTTGATAGATGCTCCCGTTGAGAAAATGGGGGATTTCAGGGATGCTGTCTTAGATTATGCCCGTGACTCAACCCAACCACTCGAAACCATTACCGGGGCGCTGTATGACGCTATCTCGGCAGGGATACCTTATTCAGAAGCCATAGATGCGATTGGCACGGCTGAGAGGCTTGCCGTGGCAGGGCGTGGTGAATTTCAATCCACTACGTCAACGCTGGCGGGCTTACTAAATGCGTATGGAGAAAGTGCAGATGAAGCAGCCGGGTACTCTGATACTCTATTTAAAACGGTTGCCCTTGGTCAAACAACTTTAGGGGAAATGACGGGGAAGCTCGGCCCTCTTGTGAGCATAGCGGCTTCGGCTGGAGTTCCTTTTGAAGAGCTTGCCGCGGCTATCGCTGTTTTGACAGCTAATGGTACACCCACCCCTCAAGCCATTGATGCTATCCGTGGGGCAATCTCTAATATTATTAAGCCTTCGAGCGAAGCCAAAAAAGAAGCTGAGGATCTTGGTATTGCATTCGGGTCGGAGGCTCTTGCAGCAAGAGGTTTGCCAGGGTTAATGGAGGATATTTCAAAGGCAACCGGCGACAATATCCAACCCACAGCCCAATTATTTGGTGATGTTAATGCGCTGGCGGGTGCGTTGGTTTTGTCGAAAGAGGGTGCGTTAAAATACAATGAAGCAATGATTAAGATAAAAGATGCAAATGGTATTGTTGTTAAGAACTTTGAGGTAATGAAGGATGAGATAAGCAACATCCATGATAACCTTGCCAACAATATAAAGGTTTCTTTAATCACAATCGGGTCAAACCTAGTCGATAACTATGGTGAAATAGTTTCATCAATAGCTAATGCCCTCGGTGAAATAGATTTCAATGATGATAGTTTCGCGCCATTGATGAAATTGATGGATGAACTGGCTGATGATATAACAGAAACGATCACAACGATGGCAACGAATCTTCCAGAAGCGCTGGCTAATGTGGATTGGTCACCAATCGAGGGCTCGTTTGATAGCCTTAAAGAAATGTTCGATGGATTGTTTGATGCTATAATTGGGAAGGACGTTGACCTGTCCACCGTTGAGGGGTTGACAACGGCGATTGATGGGGTTGTAAAAGCCTTCGGTGGAATTGGTGAAGTAATCTCTGGAATCGGTTCGTCACTTACACCCTTTATAGAGGGATTTTTTGATGCTTTGAGAGGGGCTTCTGACAGTGATGCAGACACACAAGCGCTTGTAGGGAATATACTAGGGCTGGGTCAAGCACTTAATGTAATAGCTGGGCTTGGTGGAGGCGCCGCTGGGGTCATTGGAGGATTTGCGTCTGTTCTGTCAACCCTGGTGAATCTAAAACTTGCGTCAATGGTGACAAATGTAGGTGGGTTGGCAACTGGGTTGGGTGCTTTATCTAGTATTGGGGCTATTGCCATCCCCGTCGCTATTTCAATCGTAGGCGGGAAGGCTCTCACTGAACTTATTTATTCCCAAATACCAGGGTTAAAAGAAGCAGACCAGAAAGCATTCAAAATAACTGTGGATATCGTTGGTAGCCTTTATGATTTTCTGATAGGCGGCGCTGTTGATAAGGTTGGTGAATGGGGCGGAGATATAGGCAGAGCTTTAGGCGATGCTCTGATGAATGCGTTCGGTACCACAACAAACTTCGATTCGATTCAGTCCGATTTCGATGGTTTGAATTTAGAAATTGAAGCGAGTGCCGATACTATAACAGATTTTGATGATGTGCAACGAGAATGGAACCAATTAAATCTTGACGCACAAGCATACGTTGAAATTACGACAGACTTCGATTCGATTCAGTCTGATTGGGACTCTATAGTTGATGAGCTTGAAAATTCTGATTTGGCATTCCCAATTCCTGAAACGGATTTTGACTCAATACAAAATGATTGGGATTCCATCACTGATGAGATTGAAAATTCAGACATCGAAATGCAAGTTGACGCTGACGATAAATCAATAAAAGATACCAAAGAAAAGATCAAACAATCATTCTCTGAAGCCTCAATGGGGCCGATTGAATTAGGTTTTGGAGGCGGTGACACTGGCGTTTTTGGCATTGGTGACAAGATCAAGTCTGAGATTGACGTAATGGAACCCATTGACTTGAGTGCGGTCATGGATACAAGCGGCCTTGCGGATCTGTTTGACGCTATTTCCGGAATTGAGAATTATTCTGACAGATCCCAAGCCACAGCAGAAGCCTTGAAAATACAGAAGGCACAACGGGAATTGATGCAAGCTGAACAACGTAACCTGAATACCCGAAGTGCCCTAATCGCAAGAGAATTAGCGAATATCCAGATGTTGACCGGAGAGACTGACAACACGATTAGCATTGACATAAGCGGTGTTGAGCCGGAAGTTGAGGCGATTATGTGGAAGGTCCTGAAGAAGATACAAATTAGAGCAAACGAAGCAGGATCAGAGTTCCTTTTGGCCGCTGCTGGATAGGAAAATAAAATGATAAGTTTATCAACCCAAACAAGCAGCACATACCATCTTGTGATAAAGCATTTCACAAGTACGGATTATAAGACCCTTACCCGACGGGTGTCACGCATTGCCACACTTGATGGTGATTCAACGATAACTGATAGTGGGTTTACTAATACCGACAGAGCATTAACGATTAAGGCCAAAATCACAAAAGCAGAATGGGTAATCTTGGAGTACATGACAGAAAACTACTCGCTGTGGAACGTGTCCATTGAAGGGGAGTTCTTTTCATGCGCTCCTAAAAGCTGCAAGGCACCCGGCGGGGATTTAACACTAACATTATTGGTTGCGGAATAAAGGAGAAATATTATGGCAAGAGGCGATTTAACAATCTTCGATGAGGCACTGGCTAAAATGTTGTCAGGGAATTGGGCCTCGACAGATGAATTTTATTGCGGAATCTGTGACGATACGACCACCCCGATAGCGGCGTTCGCCACTCCGATTTATACTGACTTTACCGAAGTCGGTACGGATGGAATTTATGTGGCTGGAGGCTTAACGCTCGGGGCATTGTCCACACTCGTATCCGAAGCTGCAGGCGTTATGACGTTTGACTCGGCAACGAACCCTACATGGGCGCAAAACGCAAGCAATGACGTTGATGCGTATTGGGGGATCATTTACAATTACACAGACGCGGGCAAGGATTGCCTCTGCTTTGTGGATCTTGGTGGACCGGTTGATATGAGCGGTGGGGATTTGACGGTGACTTGGAATGCCTCTGGGA